GAGCTTCCTCAAACTCCTTTTGCAGGGATGCGATCCTGCCTGCATCAGACTCACTATCCATCAAATTCCTGTATTTGCGCGTCAACGCCTCCTTTTTCCCTTGGAAGGTGCCGTATTTGATCAGATATTCGTCCCATGCACTTTCCTGCTCACGCAAACCCTCTTTCCTCTGACGTCTGGTGGTGTTGCTGATGATCGTGTCAAATGCCGACGTATCCACGGACACCGAGTACGAGTCAAAGGATTTTTTCACATAACGCTTGTTCTTTTTCGCCTTCAGTTCCTCCTCGGCCTCGAACTTTTCTTTCTCAAATCGGATTACAGCCTGGATATAGTCATCCTTCTGCCGCCGCAGAAGCGATATCTCCCTGCGGTTGTCAAGTTCCCGCTGTGCCAGTTCCTTTTCAGCCCCGGCCTCCATAGCATCAATACGGGTTTGGGCTATCCGGTATTCCAGTTCCTCCTCCTGACGCTGACGCTCCTGCAAATGTTTCTTCTGCAAGTCCTCCAGTTTCACACTCTGCGCATTAACCGCATTGGCTTTCTGAGGATCCACCTGGATATCCGTCTTGCCGGAAAGAATGGTGCGGGCCATGTCCCTGTACTCGCTGTCCGCATTTTTTTCGTCTGCAAGCCATGTTTCCAGCTGTTTCTTGTTCATCTTGATGAACTCATCCCGCATCTTGATCCTCTTCTCGTTGTCCTCCAGGGACTTCTCCAGACTCTCACCCCGCAGTTCCCGGATTCGGAGCTCGGCACCCTTGATCATGTCGCCATACTTCCTGACATCATCATCAATACGTGCCAGTGTGCCCGGAGTATTATCGAACCAGGAGGTGGAATATCCGGTATTGCTCATGGAAGAAGTCACATACACCCCTCCGGCCTGCTGCGCCTTCAGCGCGTTCTGGTATTTCTTCCTGTATTCCTCCAGATTATTCTCCTCTTCCTTGATGGCTTCCCGGTTCATATATTCCAACAGTACCTTCTGCTGCCGCACGAACTCCCTGGCTTTGCCGCTGGAAATATCCAGTGCCTGTCCATATTCCCCCACTTTGGTTATCACTCCGGGAATATTGTCCGTGATTTTGGTGATGATGGAATTAAGTTCGGCCTGCTCATCCGAGGATAGTCTGGTCTTGGTCTTCAGCTCATCATACCGGTCCAGCAACGGCATATACTCGGAATAAAGGTTTATAACCCGTTCCTTCTGTTCATAAAACTTTTCATTGGCGGTGGATACTGTTGTATTGACAGTTTCAGCCATTCTGTTTTTCAAGCTGATCCATAAATCTCCAAGCCAGGACAACCGTCTTCCTAGTTTCAATTTGGCATTTTCCAACCTTGCATCAGCCTGAGCAGCCTTGTCAGATGCGGATACATACAATCCGGATTGTGTTAGCTGGCGGTCTATGATATTGGATACCCCTTTCATGAAATCACCAGTTTTGGCAACCTCCTCATTGATTTCTGCGGCGGAAAGTCCCAGGTTGTCCAGTATAAGAAGCGACTTGCGCCCCAGACCGGTCACAATAGAGTCTGTCATATATTCCACACTTTGGCCGGTCTGCTGCGCCTTCAACTGGGCGAATGCCAGATATTTTCCCATATCATCAACCGGGATCCGGAAATCCTTTGCCTTGACCGTTGCTTTCATCAGCTCAAGATCCGACAAGGTTTCCTTAGTGGCAGTACGAAGGTTTGCAAGAAGATCAGGGCGGTCCAACTTCTCAAATGCATGAAGAACTCCGTCAGCCTGAATGGCCACCTCCACACTTTCCCTGACAAATTCCTTTGCTTTGGACATGCCGTTTTTGAAAAAATCAAGGGCAGCCGCTCCGGCGGACGCAAAAAATCCCACCACCATAGCTTTCATATTCCCCAGTTTCAGGAATGACCCGGAAGTTTCATTGGTTCCGCCACGCAGACGGGCCATCGCCTCTCGTGTTTCCTCCAGCTGCTTTTCCAAACGGGCATATTCTTCCGGATGAAGGGACTTGACAGTATTGTCCAGCTGTTTTTGAAGCCCGCGGGCCTCTTTGGCCAGTTCCGCATAAGTTTTCTCGGTGCTCTTCATGGAGGAGCGAAGAATCTTCACTTTCGTATTATTATCGGATATGGCTTTGGAATTGGAATTCAGCTCTGCCTCCAGACGTTTGTACTCATCGCTGCCTTTCTTGCCGGAGGCTACCAGTTCTGTCATCGAATTGCGCAAACCATCATTCGTCCGTTGCAGCTCACGGGAGGACGCGTTTAGACGGTTCAGTTCCTCACGGGCCTCACTGGTATTCAGGGAGAGGGTGAACTTTATATAATCATCTTTCAGTTTCTTGTTCATACGGTTACTTTTCAGCAAAACTAGTAACCGGCAAGGAAGGGGCAAAGGACGGGAGAAACATGAGAAGCCCCGCATGTCCATGGACAACGGGGCAAAATATCAATGAGGACGGTATCCGGGACGATGCGCACTGTCATTCCCGTCCGGCCAGGGAAACAACTTCTCCAGCCGGTTGCGGATCTCCTTGCGGAGTGAATCGGACATGCCCGCTCTCAGATCAGGCAATGCGTTGTTGTACACTATCCCCCATATCTGACGGTTATAGATACGGAGATCGCGTTTCTCCCGCATGTCAAGAAAACGTATATAAAGAGGGTAGCCCGTTTCCAGCATTATCGGATCCACCCCCGTTATCTGGAACTCGGCCGCCGCAAGACGGTCACGCAGATGACCTGTACGGCCGGGCACAATTTTATCCGGGCGGAATCTCACCTTAAGTTGTCTTCCTTCCCGGTAAATACCTCTTTCCGCAATATCCAACTGCCGTTGATAAATGGTCTTGAAGTCACGGGACAGGGTTCTTTTGAAGAACTCCTCCCTCACAGGGTTCCATCCGTCACTCATTCCGTACCAAGTTTAAACGACACACTCCAACCGCTGTAATCCGTATAGAATCCTGTTTCCGGGGTAGTGGTCATCCGGTCAAGATTACGCATAAGACAGCACCCCCTGTTCCTGTCACCACGCATCACATTCTTGATGCTCTCGACAAGGGGCTGTGTATCTTCCAGCACCCGAACCGGACCACGGCGCTGCATATCCATACGGTCCATCAGAAATATAAGGCACAAGTTATCCTCCTCCACATTGTCCGGATCCGTACCTGTCTCCTGTGCGGACGGTACGACCACGAACAGAACCGGAAGCTCGTCAGAACTGATACTTTTCAGACAGTCGCTCATGTCCTGGTCCACATTCACTACTCTGACGGAATGTATGCCTGGTACACGCCGCATGACATTCTCATAATACTCACGATAGGTTTTCAAACTGATCATAGGCTCTATCTTTTGGAATGTAATTTCTCAAACTTCTTTCTGTAAAGGAAAATAAGGATATCCCAGAACGGTGTCGCCCTCACCTCTGCATAGTTCCCGAATGCCCCGTTCTCAGCGATATCCATTCCAATGCCCGTCCAGCCGGTATGGTCATCCGCTTCCGGCTTCTCATCTTTTCGGAAAAGAATCCGCAAGTCAACCGTTTCACCGTCAATTTCCAAAGGCTCCTCCCGGATGATGGCGAACACATTCATAAAAAACAGATAAGCATGAAGGCAGAGCAGAATTGGCGGTTCCGCACCTTCCCTTCCCGTATAAAGAGCTTTTCCGAACTCCCGTAATATCATGTCCCTGTCGCCGCCACCCTCATCACCCATCCGTCTTACCAGTGCCATGCACTTGCAGAAGGTGTCAAACGATACCCCGTTGAGCATGTCTTCCGGTCCGTGAAAGCCGTTCCATTCCGGAAGGAGGTTGATTCCGGTACTCAGGTCCAGCCGGAAAGATTTTCCCTCACGAATAACGAACGGATCCGTCAGGGACAACAGTGCCAGCGTTTCCTTCCATGTGGATGGAGGAAGATGCCCCATATCAACTGGGAGTGCCAGAAAAAGAGACAGAATTTTCAAACGTATCCCGGGTTCCGACAATATATGCTGGTTAGCCATGGTGGCGATCTCCAGATAACGGTAATACTGGGCAGGTGTCAGTTCCTCAAGCGTTTCCGGCACACTCACTTGTCTGTTCTGATAATATATTACACGCATAAAAATCAAAAGGTTATCCCCTTGCTTTGAAGCGTGGGGCCTGAAACATAGAAATCAACCTCCTCAGGCGCGGCGTCCAAAGCCGCCACCGTATCCTGCAATTCCTGAAGATACCGGTCGGCATCGGCCTGAAGACTGTCCGCCACACTTTTCCGCGCCTCTTTCTCTGCCCGTAACTTTTCCTTTACAGTTCCGGTCTGCTGCACCTGTACGATACCTTCCGGAATAACCTCTACAGGCAGGCGATCAACCGCTTTCTTGATGGCCAACAGTGCCAGAGGTCGCTGGCATTCCTCCAAAAGAGTGTCACATACGTTCGGATCCCTTCTGACAAGCCAATCAAACCGCTCTTTTCCGACAACAGGCAGAATGTCTGTACGCTGTATTTCACGCAGGATGGGAACCAGTATGAGAAATAGACGGTGGCTGCCGATATGATAGAACTCGTCAAACTCGTCCTTGGTACGGATGAGCAATCCGTCCATCTGTCTTTTAGCCAGGCTTTTTTCCCAGAAGTCAAACTGCTTCTCCTCCAAGAATCCTACCAGAGCATCCACCGACTCATACGCCAGATTAAGTATGTTCATTTCATCCTTATATTCCTGAAGGGCAGTCAGCCCCTTCTCATTCTCTCCCAGTTTCCTCTGCCTTCCGCTACCGCCATGCTGTGCATCCAACGTGGGAACAACCTTTACCCATGCGAAATATGCCACGGCACGCTGCGCCATGAATACAAGTTCCTCTTTCTCTGGATCCAGGTCTTCATCCCAATAAAGGGCGACTATCGCCGAAAGCACGTCCGCCCCGATAATACAGGTCAGCTGGCGTGCGGCCAAAGGCAGTACCGGCTTCCACTTGGAATAGTCCAGGCTGTCGGAAATCATTCCCAGCGCCGCAACAAGCTCCTGGCGCCCTTCTCCGTTTCTGTCGAATATCATTTTCATAACTTATATATTTTCTTTCATACGGTTTCCCGGCGACACGTTCTCTTCCTGACTCACCACATGCCTGTACAGTCCGATACGTATATCTGTTCCCGGCCAGTTAGCATTGATATACTCCTGCACCGGCTTGCAGAGTATCATGTCCGGAATAGCCGTTTCAGACGCATTGTAGACCTTGATGGAATACAGTTTCTCGCTTCCACTGCTCAGTTTGTTTTCCAAAATGAGGTTCGCCAGCACCGGATCAATTCCGAACCCGGAGGTGGCAGCAGCGTCAGCCTTGTTGCTGATTCTGATCTGTGCCTCGATGTAATCCTTCACCTTCTTATCAATAGGAGTCACCTTCCATCCCTCAAAATCGTTGGCTTCATCGCTCCAGAACCGGGTGGTGTGCATATATTTTCCCACATTCTTCATCCCGGTAATACCTCCGGCAAATTTCTCCATGCATTCATCCTTGTAATCCTCCAGCATCTTGGCCGTATAGGTTTCCCCACGCTTGCGGCATACGGATTTCAAACGTTCCTCCACCTTGTCCCAATACCCTTGTGGAGATTCTATATGCAGACTGAGCGCACTGGAATTCAGATTATAGTTATGCAGTAATGGTGCCAAGGTACCGGCTATTTCCAGCCAGTCAAAGGCTCCCAGAAAACGCGGGGTACTAACAAAATCCTTACAGAAGGAATAGATGTTGTAATATCTGGCCGACACCGGATATCGGAAAGGCTCTGCCGGATCAAACATGGGATACCTCTCCATATATTCAGGATCCGGGAAAGGGAAATCTCCCACGACAATGCCTTCCGGATCATTTTTCCCAGGGGGAGGGTACAACAGTCTGGCACGCTGGTAAGGGATATGCTCCAACCTTAGTAGCTTCCCCCGCCCGCCAATACGGGGCGCACGGTTGCGGACAAACTTGATAAAGAAGCCCTGCATGTGGGTGAGATCAACCAGACAACGGTGCATACAAATCCGATAATCCCAGGAAGACATGTCCGACTCAATATCAGGTGCAAGCACCCATTTTTTGTAGAAACGGTTGTCCGTATCATCAATTGCATCCTCATAGAACCGGGGACCGTCCCCCCATTGCAGACCGGCAATCTTGCCAAGAATGCCCTCGCCGGCATAGAACCGGTCAAGCAGGCGCATGACCTCTCCGGGCATGTCATTGTTATCCCCCATCGGAACGATATCATATCCGGCCACACTCATTTTCCTCGTGAAACAGGTGTTACGGTTATGGTTCAGCATGATACTGGAAGGTTCCCATCCCTTACCACGTCCTGAAATGTCAAAGGAATAAAGCGATCCATTGCCGGGGTCCACAAAGCCGAAATTTCCGCTACGTCTTACCTCCATATTACAAAACTGTTTTCTGTCCGTTAAATTCCACTACCAGAATCTGCCAGCAGTTCAATGCGTTGCCTGTTTCCGTATCGACAAGAAACAGTTTATGACTGGCATTCTCTATTTTTTCATCAGAAGCCTTGGAACGAAGCCTGGCCGCTTTCAAAAACACCAGATCACCGCCAGACTGTTTCTGACGGTTGTATTTCCGGAATTTGATACTGAATGTCCCTTCAGCTTTGCTCACCGCTTTCATCTCCTCGACTGCGGTATATAAATTAATTTGTCCCATATTCGCTATTTTTCAAGCAAATATGGGACAAATGCAATATGGGATAAAGGACAGGACTACTTGCTTTGTGGATGCAATTTCTCTATCAGTCCTGCATAGAACCGAAAGAATTGCACCAAATCCAGATTTCTTTTCAAATTGTCCGGTTCCATCAACTCAAAGTCATCCAACAGAATATCCGTCAATTTCTCCGTATGCTCCCGAAAGGAACCGGGCTCATGATCCTGTATATTAGCCAGCGCATCTATCACTTGATCTGTTATGACAGCATTCGGGTTAAATCCTTCTTCTTTCATTTCAGGCCTCTTTCCAATATTTTAGGGTTTGTAGATTCACAGAAACGGAACTCGCCGCGTACTGGATAAATATGAACTATGAAGACAGTATTATACGGATTCTTATCGGGATAGACCTCAATATGTATATCATTGTTTCTGGAAACATCCACACGAAGCGGTTTGGTTCTTGGAAACTCTTCATCCAACATGGACGCTTTGGCACGAATACTCTCAATAAAGGCATCACGTGACAGTTCATCAGGAATCAATACATGAGTGAAAGTGGAAATCCACTGGTTCATAGCCCTGCCTTTATTGTTGACAGACAGGTAAGTTTTGGGCTCATCAATAAAGAATTTCATTTCAGCCCTCCTTTCTTGCAAAGATGTAACGACACAACAAACCAAGCCAGGCAAAGCAATGCAGGAACAGCCGACACAAAACCGGCACATACCAATGCAGAAAAAGCCAAGGAAGCATGAGCCATAAGGCACACCTGACGGTTGGTAACTACGGATTCAAGAACACACGAGAACAGTTGATTCTCCTTTTCACACCACACACTGAACGTGGATTTTTTTGCCTCTAATACAGGCAAAGTAGCTGTTTGATTTTTCATTTTGGAAGTCATTTAAAATGAAACAATATGTTGATTATTACGGGAAGGGAACAAAAAAAGTTCCGCTCCCCGTTGACTTCCACCTTGAACAGGCAGTGGGCGCATTAACGCTCCACACGGGACGGAACTATATGATAATCCATGGGCATAAAAAATGCCAACGGCTATGTTGGCGGTACTGTCCGCCTGTTCAAAATGGAAGTCATTGCAAAGATGGGGATTATTTTTTAATCCACAAACTTTTTGGTAACTTTTTGGAGAATAAATACCTAAATAGTTGAATAAAAACTTGTTTCATTGAAAAGTATATCATTATTTTACGATCTACTTTTAAAACATCAATATTATGGTATCATTAACTAGAACATTTCACCCCATAGGATTTGGAGCATTCTATACTGAATGTCATAAAACAATTGATAAAGAAATAAATATAGTATATGATTGTGGAACAATAACAAAAGATGTAAATTTAAAAAACTATATAGAAAATCTCTATGCAAAAGATAGCACTATTGATATTCTATTTATTTCCCATTTCCATGCTGACCACATAAATGGTATACCTTACCTTAAAGAACGTTGTAAAATAAAAAAAGTTATTATACCATATATACCTGAAATAGACAGACTTTTATTCGTTTATATCAACAAACTAAATGATTTTTCTCAACTAATTATTAACACTGAAGAATATTTCGGAAAAGAGACTGAAGTTATTAGAATCAAACCGGAACAAGAAGATGAATTAAACAATAGCTTTCAAAGTGATTCTGTCAACCATGAAAAAAAAAATACCAATATTCCAAGTGGTACCCCTATTAATATACCATTAACAACATCTCACACAAATTCACAATGGTACTTTATCCCATTCAATTTTGATTATACAAAAAATATAACAAATTTAAAAACAATACTACAATGCAATGGCCTAGAATATAATAATTTAAATGAAGAGAATTACATTATAGACAATTTTCAGACTATATCTAAAACGTATCGCGATACGTTAAAAAGTAATACAAACGACTCATCTATAATTCTTTTTTCTGGTACGACATATAACACGAAACCATCATTATTCTTTATATCTTATTGGAAAAATAAAATTAAAAATGGAAACGTTGATATGTTAAAAAGATACTATTGCTTATCACTTCCTAACTGTATTTACTTTGGGGACGTTTCCTTAAATTCCAAACGTATCTCTTGTTTAAAATCTAAATTAAACAAAATCGATCAAACTTTTTGGAAAACAATCCAAACAATTCAAATACCACATCATGGTTCTAAAAACAACTTTAATTCTGCTATATTAACTCCCTATTTGACATGTATCATTTCATGTGATTTCATCCATTTCAAATCTCCATCGTGTTCTGTTATACATGATATTTTAAAATCAGGTTCTTTGCTAAAGGTTGTAACACATCAGAAACACACCCAATTTACCGAACATGCAGTTTATTAAAAAAACGGCCGCCGTTTCCCGAGTTCGCTAAAACAATCAATCCGTAGTCACTCCGTAGAGC